TTAATTGACCTGAGAGAGTGCTTTTAAGGTCCGTTCGTCTTCCTGTTGTTGGTCTTCTTTAATCATATGAGCGTAGACGTTACGAGTGATGGAACTGTTCTTATGGCCCAACCGTTTGGAAATGTATTCCATCTTCACGCCACAATAGAGCAGGTAACTAGCGTGGGTGTGCCGCAACCCGTGAAAACTAATCCGTTTAATTCCCAATGAATTGGAGTATTTTTTAAGCAAGTTATCACACGCTCCAGGGGATGGAATACGACCACGCTTGTTCATGAAAACTAGATGATCTGGGTTATCCAATTTAGCTGCCATCTGTAAAGCATGCAGTGTTTTAAGATGATTTAAAAGATCGTCAGTTACAGTTATTGTACGAATACTAGATTCAGTTTTTGTTTTCTTAAATTTTTGGCCATAAACATAATCCCATGACTTATTAACACGGATAGTCTTGTTTTGCCAATCGATATCAGTCCAAGTCAGAGCAGAAACTTCGGCTACTCGCATACCAGTTAGTAGGCCAGTATAGATCATTGATTTTCCAGTAGAAATTAGCTTGATGTTTTTATTGACTTCGATAGCTAGCGTTTGCATGTCTTTCGCGTCAAGGTATTTTAGTTGTGCTGGTTTACCGGAGTGGCCACCTAATTCAACATGTAAGCAGAAATCGGTCTTTATTAAATTATCAGCTACGGCATCGATAATTGCAGCATGAATATGGCCATGCAATTTTTCAACAGATGATTTGCTATGATATGGTTGATTATCTGTCAGTTGTCGCTGTGCACGTTGCTTGGCATTACCGTGCACAAATTCATTGATAAATTGTTGATAACGCAGCCTTGTCATTGACGACAGTTGAACGTTAGGTAGTAACTCAGCAATTTGGCGAAGAGTATATCGATATTCTTGTTCTGTAATTCGGGAAACTTTGCCAAATTTATAGGTTTCTAACCATTTCTCGTAGTAATCTGTAAAGACTGTCGTTGTATCGGATTTTCCTATGGATTGGTCAAATTTAGCTTGTTCCAATTTAGTTGCCCACTGTTCAGCTTCTTTTTTACGAGAAAAGCCACTCTTGTTTTTAAAGTGCCGTTTGCCAAATTCATCATAGTAACTAACGCGAACGGCCCATTTGCCATTTTTCTTTTTAATACTTGCCATTTGAATTTCCTCCTTAAATTTCACCTAGGCGGGTAGAATTTTAAGGACTTGCAGACATCACCTCCTTAGTTGTGATAATATTATGTATGTAAAAAGAGCGGAGTAATCCACTGGCTTTTATTGGTAGCACATCTTACTTCTTGGCGGGAGGGGATGTGCTTTTTGTGTTATAATAGGTGAACAAAATTCATTAATTTCAAGCGAAGGTGAATAATAATGAACTACCAGTCACTCGTTATAAGCATTGTTTTATCTGGAACGTTAGGATTCTTAAATTATAATTTATTGGTAAATCAAGGTACGTTGTCTTCTTACTCTAGTAAAGAAGACCGGTCAGCATGGTGTATCTTATTTTCAATAATGAACTTTCTAATCTATACAATTATTATTAATGTGATAGCAAACAATCCAAATATTTGGAATGTAGTTTTTACCGTACTAATTACTGTAGTAACTAGTATATTAATAACATTTTTGTTACTTCGATTTTTATTTAATAGGGTTGAAATACTATTAAACAAAAGTCGGAGTAATGAAAATTTATCAATGATTTCTACCAAGACACCACATGAGTATGCTTTTGAACATCATGGTTATATGATGGTTTACATTTTTGATTTCAATCATCAATATATATCATCTGGGTTTTTAGAACATTATTCTGAATCACTTGATTTAGAACATCAACTGTTATTAACACCTGAGGAAAAAATGGAACAAAGTACATTTTCAGAGGATGAAGTCATTGAATTAATGAATAAAAACTATTCATCTATCCGAATGGAAGATTATCCACGAGTCTATATAGATAACAAAAGTAAATTAAAGTACTATATCTTTTATTTAAAAAAATAATAATTATTTTTTGGGCTTAACACTGGGCGCTGAGGTTCCATGTGGTACTGGTGCGGTTCTGTTTGGACTGTTTCTCTGGCCAGGCTTTGGTACTACTGGTTTTATAAATTTTGTTGGCTTATCGCTCATTACTATCACCTCCTTAAAAAGCACATCTCAAACTTTGACCGGTTGGGATGTGCTTTTTAGTCCTTATAGGTCGCTATTAGCGAATGCATCCCGTAAAAGAACTAATACCAAAAAAGCAATCCAGATTAAAGGAGAATGGAAATGATAGTAGAAAACAGCAAATATAATTCCAATAACTCCTACGATCATTATCAGCCACGAGACTAGGCTTGAAGTGTAATGTTTCTGATCAAGTGAAGGATTACTTTTAATAGCTGGTTTATATAGAGTAAAATGGGCTATTAATGAAAATATAAAGATAACTGGCAATATCCATAGTGAATCTGCAAATATTGATTTTGGATATGTTTCCTCCAATGCCAGCACTATGAAAAATGGGTAAAAGTCAATATTATTCACAAGAGCATATTTCCAATTGAAATTCATCGATCTAACCATCTCCAATAATTGTTAAGTTTTATATTCAAAAATTTAAACGCGAGCGGCAGGAGTCGGACCTGCATAGTACTCCAAGAAAGAATGGGCTTCAAGACTTGGAACATTGTTCTACCGTTGAACTACGCTCGCATGTTAACAGAAGTTTCAATAGATGTTGTAAAAAGTTGTGTACATACCAAACAATCCCACGATGATGGCAACTATTAATTTGAGGGTTATTATAAACATGTTGTAGGGGTTGTTATGATTTGTTTGCAGAAGTGTATCCACAACTAAGTAAAGAGATAGTACTATCAATCCCCAATCTAATAGTTTTGTGATATCAATATTCATAGGTGCCTCCATAATTATTTGCTATTAACGTACAATGCGAGCGGCAGGAGTCGGACCTGCATCTGCATAGTATCTAGTCAGCAACTCAAAGGAGTACTGTTCTACCGTTGAACTACGCTCGCAAGATGCCAACTGAAATGATTCAATTGGCTTGACTGGCAAAATTTTACTATTCCTTTCCTTGCTTGAAGCGTGTCACCAAATCGTCTTTAATTCCTTTAAGCATACGGTCGTATTCTGCTTCGGAATAGCTATCTTTTGATAGGTAGAGAATGGCGTCAGATTTTACAAAGACTGTTAAGTCACTGATAATATCTTCTATTAGTTCGTACCTTGAAATATCTTGATGCATAGTATGCCTTCTTTCTTTATTTTAATGCGAGCGGCAGGAGTCGAACCTGCATAGTAGTTGTTAAGAGCGGGGACTCTATTATTGATGGACACGTTCTACCGTTGAACTACGCTCGCATGTTGCCCGCTAGGCTGGTAGTGGGCGAGGGTGCTACTTTCGCTTTTGAATCCAGTAAGCTAAAATGGCGACTAACACTATAAAGAAAATGATACCTACTACAACGTTAATGTTGAACACGTGTTCGCTGTATTGCCCTACACGCAATTCCATGACTTTCCCCGATTAAAATATGTTTATACTAGTTCTACTTAACATGTTTATACCCGGCCAAGCCGATAAAATATAATATCGTGATTGGCACCCAAATCACCATAACAATTGCTTGTGAAGGAATCCAGGTTGCCAGGATAAATAGTACGGCTAATATTGGCAAAAAGATGTGGCCTAGTGTTCCTAATATCTTCCATAGTGCTAGAAAGATGACGATCATTATTAGTAGTCCCATTACAATTACTCCTAATTTCCCAGCTTTTACCGACATCCGTATCTGGTCAACGCGAGCGGCAGGAGTCGGACCTGCATCTGTAAGTAGTTAGTTAGCAATTCAAAGGAGTACTGTTCTACCGTTGAACTACGTTCGCATGTTGCCCGCTAGGCTGGTAGTGGGCGAGGGTGCTACTTTCGCTTTTGAATCCAGTAAGCTAAAATGGCGACTAACACTATAAAGAAAATGATACCTACTACAACGTTAATGTTGAACACGTGTTCGCTGTATTGCCCTACACGCAATTCCATGACTTTCCCCCGATTAAAATATGTTTATACTAGTTCTACTTAACATGTTTATACCCGGCCAAGCCGATAAAATATAATATCGTGATTGGCACCCAAATCACCATAACAATTGCTTGTGAAGGAATCCAGGTTGCCAGGATAAATAGTACGGCTAATATTGGCAAAAAGATGTGGCCTAGTGTTCCTAATATCTTCCATAGTGCTAGAAAGATGACGATCATTATTAGTAGTCCCATTACAATTACTCCTAATTTCCCAGCTTTTACCGACATCCGTATCTGGTCAACGCGAGCGGCAGGAGTCGGACCTGCATCTGTAAGTAGTTAGTTAGCAATTCAAAGGAGTACTGTTCTACCGTTGAACTACGTTCGCATGTTGCCCGCTAGGCTGGTAGTGGGCGAGGGTGCTATTTAATTTAATGGTACATCGATAGTTTTGTCATCAAAAAATGACGGCTTATATTCAAGCTTTAGTTTATTACTGGTTTTTGCTTGTCCAAAAAGGTTACCGGAAACAGAGGCACCCTTATCTAAAGTTCCGTCTTCCAATTCATCTTTACCATATGTGTCATTGGTAATAGTCTCGTCAAAGTCTGTGGCGTTACCATTGGAATTGAGTTTGAAATCATAAGAATTATAGTCTTGTTTTTCGGTTCCTTTATTTGTAATTGTGACATTAACAATTACGAATTGCTTGCCTGAATCTGGAGTATCCATGTCATCGCCACCCCAGAACTTTACACTGTTAACTTTAAATGAATAACCATTGTAAGTTGCTGATTCGCCAACCTTATAAGTTCCCTTTAAAGCATCGTTACTTTTTGACGACTTAGTAGAACTTGCTTTTGTACTGCTTGATGACGAATTACTACTATCACTGCTATCATCAGAACCAGATCCTCCAAATGCAGCAAATAGAAAAATTACAACAATAATTGCAATGACCCAAACCCACCATTTTTTGTACCAAGGCTTTTTCTCTTTAACAACATAAGTTTTCCCGTCTTCCCCTGTCACCTTTTTACTCATAATAAATTCCTCCAATAAATTTCAGCTTTTACCGACATCCGTATCTGGTCTATAGTTAGCTAATCAGCATAATACTCTCTAATTTTAATGATTACATAATCCTCCATGAACGATGGAACTTCGAATTCCTCCATAAAAGTGTATGGATCTGCAAATTCTCTTTCCATATCTTGAAAATAAATAGGAATCAATATATCAATAGCTCCGCGGTTAGCCTTAGCCTCAATTGGGGTTTTGGCAGTCCCACTGTAATATAATACCCAGAATCTTGGTTCAACACATGTGAGGCTTCATGTGCAGTTATATACGGCAGTTGACGTTGCTTGTACCATTTCGTATTAATTACTATTTGCCTGTTATGAGGATTTGACCCAGATGGGGTGTGTGAAGAAAAATCACCACACAAAGTAATTCCAATTCCGTGATCGAATACGTAGTCTAACACCTCTCTAAAATAGTCAATCATTATTTCTACCACCTCTCAAAAGACGTTTCATCAATTCTAAGTCTTCAGGAGGTATTGGCTTACCTTCAAATGTCATAATGACATCATCATCAGCAATATCAACGTGTTTTGGTTTTTTTGAAGTAGAATTGTCATCCGTTTTTCCTAATAAGTAATCAACAGAAACGTTTAGAACATCGGCAACGGCTTTGACCTTGTCGACAGAAGGTGTTTTTGTTTTCCATGAATAAATAACGTTCTGTTTAAATCCCACTTTTTCGTTTAATTGGGCGAGGGTTAACCCTCGCTTTTTAGAAATTTCTTTTACTCTATCAAACATTGTCATAATGGTATTTCTCCCATGTTTGATGAACAAAAAATAAACTTTAGTTATAAAATGGTTGCAATTATTAAACTATAGTTGTATTATTAGTTCATCAAGTAATCAAGCAACAAAATACATGCCTATCAAAACAATAACTTTGGCGAGGAATTGCGGTAGTAGTAGGTTTTGAATTGCTTATTTAATATGGCTTAATATTAAACTATAGTTTAATTAAAGTCAATAATACTTGATAAATTACTTTACAAAAAAGGAGATGTTTTTATTGATTGATATTGAGCCTGGACGTAAGGCGGTTAGAAAATATATGACAGAAAAAAGTATTACTTATCGTATGGCCGGAATCTTGTTTGGCAAAACTCCGCAATGGATTCAACAAGTGGTTAGCGGGAAAGCAAAAGGGCCAGAAGCTACTGCACTAATTATTAGTATGATTAACGAATTTGGAATATAAGGTTAAACAACCAGCATAGAAAGGAATGATCCACATGAATGATTTAGTAATTATGAAGAATAAGCAAGCTGTTACTAGTAGCTTGCAAGTGGCAGAGGTATTTGGAAAGAACCATCGAGATGTTTTGAAAGCTATCACTAATCTTAAAAAAGATGTGCGCAATTTTGCGCAGATGTTCAGTGAAACAAATATTCCAGATAGCTACGGCCGTAATCGCCGGGCTTTCTACATGAATCGCGACGGTTTCACTTTGCTAGCAATGGGATTCACGGGAGATAAGGCACTTAAATTTAAGCTTCAGTACATTGAAGCATTCAACTCTATGGAAGAACAAGTGAAATTGCCGACATCACCGCGAGAGATTGCGAGATTGGCACTGCGAGCCAATGAGGAAACTAACCAACGCCTAGATAATGTTGAGGGCGATGTGAAAGACCTCAAGGAGAACCAAGTTATTCCTAATCCTGAATATAGTGCGCTTAACCGGCGTGTTAACCAGCGCGTGTCGGAAGTTGCACATAGCTATGGCCATATCACACAGAAACAACGAGGTGAGCTGTTCAAGGATATTGGCAGTGGAATCAAGAAGATTGCTAACGTGAGCGCTCGGTCAATGCTACGCAAGAAGGACTACCAGATGGTAATGGACTTCATCAACGATTGGGAGCCGTCTACAGCAACTAAGACAATCATTCGACAGACGTCACTTCGATTCGACAAGGAGCCAGCATAGGAGGTAAAACAATGGAATTTGAAAATGTACGTGAAGCGCTGAAATTCTTACTTGAGTATAACGATACGATGTTGAACCCTAACCTTAAATCTCGGGTTAACGGTGGTAAGTGGGAGCCGAGCACAGTTAGCGAAGTTCAAGCGACGAACTATGACGCTTTAGCACAAGCAGCGGACATGCTTGGTATGAGCGACCTTTACTTAAATGAACAGCCAGCATAGGAGGTGAAGCAGTATGACAAAAACACTAAAGCAACTAGTACACGTATTATGGGCAATCGAAAAAGACCTCCATGTTATCGCAAGTAACACAGGGGTCAACGGTAAAGCTGAAATTAATTCTCAAGATATTATAAGTACTATGCGTTCAACCATTCATGATAGTAACGCAGTAAATTGAGACTAATCAAATAAGAGGACACTGCGAATTGTTACTTGAATGAGGTGTTGATTATGAAAAAAATATTCAGCGATTTAAAAATCATACGAATCTATGGATTAGCTTTTTTCATTGAAAAGCATCCACGGTTCACAAGAATCATTTCAGCAGTTTTATCAGCCATGGTAACCAGTTTGGCATGTTTGCTATTAAAGAAGTTATTGTAGCAACAATGATAGGCCAAACGATTCCACTTAAGAACTGATCACGTTTATATTCATGATATTTTTCAAAGTAGTGTAAGCCATCAGGTGAGAGCTTAATGGCATTGTAGGTAGGCATTCCGTTTTGCTTTTCAGGAGTACCTGGCAAAGTAGCATCCCAGATCAACTTTTCTTTCCACAAATGATTCAAGTAATATTTTTGTTCTGATTCTGCGTGGCGATTTATAGGAATATAACCACCAGGGAGCTGTTTAGATTTTTTCAAAAGTTTTTTCAATACCTTACGATCTGCTTTTGTTAACTGGGGAGTCATTAATGTCACCTCGATTAATTGGGATAACAAAATTATACACCGAAAGGAGTGACCAGGATGGACAGTTTGGTAAGTGCTTTGTCGAAGCTTTTCACGCAAGCATATGAGCAGGGAGTTGCGGACGGGCGTAATCAGCAGGCTGTTGATCACAAGATGATTGGACGTAAAGATTTCTACTCTGAGTTTGGTATCAAAGTAGATTCATTCGACAATCACTATCGCGACAAAGAGGGCTTCCCGAAGCCGGAAGAAGATGGCAAATGGTACGCCCCAGCAGTCGAAAAATGGTTATTGAATCATCAAAATTTAAGTAACTAAAACCTAGGCGGGCAGATGATGATTCAATTCACAAGGAGGAATTGCCATGGTAGAAGTAGCGGTATTAACCTGGGCGCTAACAACCGTGTGGTACAAGCGCCGGGAGATTAAACATTGGTTTGGTATTTAAGGAGAACACTGCAATGGCGAGAGTACTAAATAAACTGGTATGTGTATTATGGATAACTCAAAAGGACCTCCACATTATTGCAAGTAACCTGGGGGTCCAGAGCAAGAATAGAGACTAGTGCTTTTTAATCCACGTTTTGACATCGTCTGTGAAACCGTGCCAAGCAGCTTCACCGCTTAGCTTGGCCACAAAAAGTTTATCATTTTCATTTATATATTTTACCAAATGATTGCGTATGCTTTTTGCAGACAAGCCAGAGGTTATACACCAACATGACTGTGTTAAGTTGGCCCATCCACCAAAAGATTTGATGGCAGTTATTAATTCTTCATAATTTTCGGAAGAACTTTCTAAGTCATAGCTGATTAAATATTTCGTATTAATTCGCCTCGATTAATTGGAATAAATAATTTTTATTTTCGAACAATCAAATTGAAAAAAGGCCACAAAAAATAATGAATATTAATTATTGTCATCTTCATGAGCTAAGGCATCTTTAAAATCATCTATAGTATTAAACCATGCAGATCGTGATCCGGAAACATAGTCAATAATAAAAAGATGGTCATTTTCATCTAAACAGGGTTTTATAGTGTCTCTTAATTTTGCAGGAGTTAGAGAAGTATTTACCATCCAAAGTGATTCTGTGATTTTTCGGTGAGTAGAAAAGCTTTTTAATAACTTGTAAAGGACGTCGTAGCGTTGGCCGCTGTTTAACAGTTCAAAAGCAACGAACTTACTGGTTTCATTCATATTTTAATCACCTCAATTATTAAAGACATACTAATTGTAACGCTATAAGCAGTCATACGCCATGAACATTATTTTGATTTCGCATGTTCTGACCATCAATTGTGAATGATTAGAAAGTAGTAGTCATAAGTTAGTAACATGTTTGGAACTTAAGGAGGAAACAGCATGCAAACAGATTTACCAAAGCAAATGAACTACAAGCAAGCACTAAAATTTTTCAACATTGGTTCTTATAACACATTGTATTCGTTCATTAAAAAAGGACTTAAAGTTACACAGATAGGTGGTGTTAGAAGGATTGATCAAGATGACGCAAATGAGTTTTTAGAAGCACATAAAACTCAAGCAGGCAGTGAAGGTGCAGAGTAAGGAGGAAATGTAATGGTAAGAGACACAGATCCGTTCGTTGGAATTGGCAATAAATTAGTTGCTAATGCTGACAAGGCACAAGCAAATGATTTACTAACTGAAATGAATGTTGCTAGTTTGTCAGGCCGCCATTCAATCATCTGGGACAAGTCTGGAATTAGTGTGGGTGTTATCAACACGCTATCAGAAGAAGACATTTCAGTTAGTAAGTGTCCTGGTGGCGGCTATGTCATTGACTGGCAAGAAACACTAGAAATGGAGGAATGACCGTGAAAGTTCATGTAGGCGATCGGGTGAGTTTCAAGGCTGAGCATAGTTGCGGCCAATTAATACGAGAAGCCGGCGTTGGCAAAGTAGTGGATATTAAAAAAATTCCGTTCACATTGCGCACTCAAAAAGATGTGGCTGTAGTTGAACAAAATGGCCAGCAATTTGAAATCATTACTAATGGCATTCAAGTAATTAAGTAGGAGGAATAATCATGCAAAAAGTATCAATTTTACCACTCCACGAGTGGAAACGAGCGCAAAAAAAGCCATCGCTAGTAACGGCTAACGATGGACTAATGGAAGAGATGCTCAGCACCAACATCTACTCTATTCCAAAGCAGTCTCGTTTGCAAGTACTAAGAAAGCGAGGATGGTAGTTATGGAAGAAATCGTGAACAATCACATCAAGTTTCTAAAGCGTGTTATCAACAGCATTTGGATCAGTGATGGCGAATCGCTAGCCAAGTTGTACAAGATGTTGGATAAGAGTGAAACAGAATTGAACGAATTACGGGGGCTCGAATAGTGGCGAATGAAGTAATTAATCTGCCAGACTACACGGTGGACTATCAACCGGTACCAATTAAAATTAACAACTTGGAAGGATTGCAGGCGTCCATTGCGCAATATGTATCGCGTTACTCGAATTTAGTAATCACCGAAGATAACTTAACTGACAGCAAGCAAGTGCGAGCCAAATTGAACAAGCTCAAAAAGGCGCTTGATGATCGGCGCAAAGAAATCAAGCGAAATTATAATCAACCATTACGTGAGTTTGAAACCGAGGTAAAAAAGCTTGAAGCCAGCATCGACATGATCATTGATCCAATTGATGAAGGGCTTGGTGAGCTGGAGGTTCAACGCCGTGAACAACGCAAAGCTGACGTGATGGGCTTGATTGCTGAAATGGCACCCAATTACGACGTTGGGGTGGATGAAATTGAATTCGACCCTCGTTGGCTGAATAAGAGCATCAGCAACAAGCAAATCACTCAAGAAGTTGCATCGTCGATGACGGTGGTAAAGCAAGCCAAGGATAAGTTGGCTACTGCCACAACGATGATTACCAAGTATGCTCAAGCAGTCGACGTTGATCCCATCCCATGGATTGACCAATTGAAGCAAGGACAGGACGTTCAGTACTTGTTGCAGGCAATTGACCGGCAAGTTGAATTAGCCAAAGAACGTGAACGTCAGCGAGAGCTTAAACAGCAATTGGCTGCAGAACATCAGCAAGAAACGAGTACCGGTAAAATTGTCGATACAGACACTGGCGAAGTAGTGTCTCTTACTCGAACTTTGAAAATTACAGCCACTAAAGACAAGATGTGGGGGCTATCTTCATATATGAAAAAGAATGGTATTAAATTTGAGGCGGTGAACTAATGAGTCTTGAAGAGGCTAAGGCTATGGGAGCATTTGCTAGTGCATTAGCATTATTTCAACAGCAAGTTGTTGCACCAAAAGAAAACGGACACGTTAGCTATAAAAGCACAAAATATGATTATGTTATGTTAAAAGATTTGATTAAGGCCATCAACGAAGGAGTCAAGGAGACCGGATTGGCCTGGCTTCAAGATACTAAGACAAATGCGGGAATCGTATCGGTTAGAACAATTGTCTTTCACAAAGACGGTTATCGATTTGAATCATCATGGACTGAAATCAAAACAAGTGGCAAAGCGCAAGATGTCGGTAGCGCCATGACCTATGCACGGCGATATTCATTGAGTACAACGTTTGGCGTTAACTCTGAAACCGATGATGATGGTCAGTCAGCAAATGATGGTGCACCACAGTTCGAACAGGCCAATCATAATCAGCAAAAATTGTTAACTAATCTGTTTAACGAAATGGCTAAAACTACTGGTAAACCAGCAAAGGATGTTCAGAAGGGATATCTGGGGTTAACAACAATTGGTGCATTGCGTCATGACATGGCAAATTCATTGATTAAGCTAATCACAGAACAACTTGAAAAATTAACAGTCAAGGCGGGTGACAAGGCATGATTAACCGAAGCGTTTTAGTTGGTAGGCTTACAAGAGACCCAGAATTACGTTATACGAATGGCGGTGCTGCGGTTGCAACGTTCACGATTGCTGTAAATCGCCAATTTACAAATCAAAACGGAGAACGTGAAGCTGATTTTATTAGCTGCGTTATCTGGCGGAAAGCTGCTGAAAATTTCACTAATTTCACACATAAGGGATCGCTTATTGGGATTGATGGTCACATTCAAACGAGAAACTATGAGAATCAGCAGGGTACTCGTATTTACGTTACTGAAGTAGTCGTTGATAACTTCTCATTGCTTGAATCACGTGCTGAATCTGAACATCATCAAAGTGCTAATAGTAATGGTCACAGCTCAAACGATAGCAATAATAGAAAATATGATAACAATCAAAACCAGTATGGAAATAATGGCGGCCAGATTGATATTACGGACAATGACTTACCGTTTTAAGTTGAGGTGATCGTGTGGAACTGCTACCGACTAAGTTAATTGAAAAAGATGGCGAGTGGTATCAGGTTCAGAAGCTCACCCATAAGCCTAACCTTGACCATGTTGAGACGGTAAGTGGTTCTGCTGATGAATACTACACGTACTCGGAATTAGCTGACACACGTAAAGCTAGGCCACAACAACGACGCTTGTTCTTCGCGTTGCTTAGTGACATCTATACGTGGTCAGGTATGCCGACAGACTTCTTGAAAAAATTGTTTTATTTGCAGTATGAGTCATACACGTTTGGCAAGCATATTAGTCTGTCAGACACCACAGAATCGTCTGTGAGCGATGCTAACCAGTTACTCGACCTAGTTATCGACTTCATGTTTGAATGGCACGTGCCATTCAAGGAAGGCTATAAGCTATTGCCACGTGAGCAAGAGTATTATCTGTTTCAATGTTGCCGCCACCGAGTTTGCATGATCTGCGGTAATCGTGCTGATATCCATCATGTAGACGTTATCGGAGCCGGCTTGAACAGAACACACGTTGACCACACCAAGCGGCACGTTATGGCATTGTGCCGAGTCCATCACAGCGAGATTGAGCAAATTGGCTCCGTGGCATTTAGTGCAAAATACCACGTCCCGGTAGATGGCATAAAACTAGATAAAGAAACATTAAAACGAATTGGATTGAAAGGTGAATATGATGTTAATTAAATTACAGAGTGGTGATTACATCAATAGTGATTATATAGTTCGTATTTTTGGTGACGAACCATTTATTGAAATGGCTCACAGAGTTGATGAAACTGGAAGGCGAGCAGTACCAATCACTGATGTTGACATAAAGCTAATCACTTATGCAGTCATGAATGCTCAGGCAAACGATACCAAGTGATTTATGAACTAGAAATACAGCAGTGACTAATACACCGGGTGGGTGGAATGCCTACTAGTAAATAAGGGAGGATTAAAAGATGGCACAGAGAAGAATGTTTAGTAACCGTATAACTGATAGCGCCAAATTTTTAAAGATGCCGTTGAGCAGTCAGGCACTCTATTTCCATTTGGGGTTGCATGCGGATGATGATGGTGTTGTAGAAGCGTTCTCGGTTATGCGACAAACTGGTGCAGTTGAGGACGATTTGCGAATACTAGTAGCTAAGAATTTTGTAAATGTTTTAAACGATGACTTAGTTGCCTATATCACGGATTGGAACGAAAATAATCGAATTAGAGCGGATAGAAAAGTGGATTCGATATATAAGGACTTGCTATTAGAAATCATGCCAAACATAGAATTAACTGAGCCCAAGCCGCGCGCTGACACGGGTAAAGTTACTGGACGTCCAATGGACAACCAATGGACGGACAATGGACCGCATAGGTTAGGTAAGGTTAGGTTAGGTAAGGTTAGTAAAGGTAAGGTAAATAAAGATAGTCACCATTTGGCAAAGCCAAATTATGACCCGTCTTCTCAGCCATACAAAATTGCTAGTCATTTGTTGACCAGAATTAAACAACGGCAACCTGACTTCAAAGAACCAAACTTACAGAAATGGGCTAATGATATTCGATTGGCACACGAACGTGATCATCGTGATTATGAAAAATTAGATTGGCTGGTAGATTGGTCACAGGATAATTCATTCTGGCAAGCAAACATTTTATCGGCAGGGAAGTTACGCAAGCAGTATGACACACTCATGGGTCAGGCTGAACGGGATCACCCGAATAATGTTGCACCACAAACACGAGAGGACTGGTTTGGCTAATGGAAAATGTAACGAAGTTATTCAATCAAGCCACGATTCAGAAAGTAGTAGCGGCTAGAGGCATTGATACAACTAAGTTGCCAACCAAAGAAGAATTGGATCATCAAACGATTGATAGAGCGAATGCGGGCGTAATTGCTAACCGGAAACGGTATTACTATCGCATGTCAGTCTGGTCTGGAGGCGTGCCACTACGATTTAGCTTTAATGATTGGCAGGTTGATAAACAGCCTAATCAAGCTAAAGCTAGAGAGCTTGGCAATCAGGCATTTAAGTTAGCTAGGCAACTAGAGACTAACCAGTTCAACGTAGCACTTGCAGGTGGCCCCGGTGTTGGCAAAACATCATTAGCGCTAGCAATTATGTATCAGCTAATGAGCGTAGGGCAGACAGCGATGTTTGTCTCAACAGCTGAGTTGCTACGGCTGGTTAATGAAAAGTATGAAGCACCGGATGTACGTCAACGTTTACTATACATTCTAAAAGACATGCAAAACGTTGATGTTCTAGTTTTAGACGATTTTGGTACTGAAGGCGGTAAGCCAACTGAAAAGGGGTTCTACAAGCCAGTACACAAAGATTTGCAGACACTGATATATCAAGTGGCGAATGCGCGTTGCGATTTTAATCATAACGAAGTCAAACATATAACCATCATTACGACTAACAACACACGTAAGCAATTAGAAAGTATGTACGACGGCAAAACAATTGATCGTTTATATACCAAGGATACTAGCTGTCAATTGCTGTTTGACAACATGGAAGGAGTCAGAAGTGTATGAGTTGTGAATTATGTCATGGTAGTAAAGTTGTTCAGCAACCACTTGGGAGTTATGGTTTCACGTTTGGACCATGCCCAAATTGTACGAATGAGATACATGCTCATTACGAGCAGGAGCTTGAAAGGAAGTTAGCCTATGACAAGAAAAAATTGGCTTAAAGAACTGGAAGTAATTCATAAGCTAGAAGCGAGATATGGCAGCATGGATAACGTGCCTAAGAGCAAACTAGCTAACCTGCATAAGATGCCCGGAATTAAGTCCGTATCAGGCGATTACACGGAGATTACGCGTACCCAGTATAATGCCATTAAATTAGTCATGGAAGGCAAGCAGGGTAAAAATAGGGCGTCTCGGGAGCTAAAGCACAGTAACAGTTGGATTGATAGACGTATTCGCGCGATTGACGAAAACAAATACTACATTACGGAGGACGAAGATGCCTAAACACACTAAGAAGCGTTCAACGATTAAACGGAAGCACCGGCGAATGAAGCAACATGCCGAAGCAAACAAAGCTAAAGCACAGGATAATAAGCAATTGGTCAAGGAATATGAGCCGTACAACATTAATAAGCGGGCGTTCGGGGAGGATTGAAAATGAGTGATGAGATGATAGAGTTACGCAGGAGATTAAACAATGATGCTATTAGATGCCAAGAAGAAGGCGACACGGAAATAAAAGACGGAATTATGATTGCCTTGTTTGAGATAGAACACTTAGATGAGCCTTACTTTGGTACTGATTATTGGCTAGGAGATGGCAACGATGATTAAACTTGATAAATGTGTTGCTAAACCAACAGAATTTAACGTAATTAAAATTACAAGTGAATTAGGTAATGAAGTACAGAAGGCGTTTAAGGATGCTAATAAGCTTGATGAAAAACTAGATAGGCCAAGAAATCACTGGAAAGCGATGTTTGAATACCATGGTTTAGTTTGGTCTGATATATGGGGATTTGAATTCATAGCAAATTATGGTAAGGAGAATCAGTGTAGACGACAGCCAGTTTCACTTAATGATCGGATTATCGAAGATCGTGATAGTGAGCAATTCTTAATACCTAATGAGCTATTTGAACGTTATTTTAAGTAGGAGGTGGCGACGATGATTAAGTTTAGAGGAATCCCATTAGAAGATGTTGGTGACATTATGGAGTTGAGTGATCACGAGAGTAAACAAAAAGCCGCCTACTAGGGCGACTAGTCACAGGACCACTCGAATGACCGTTGTTAGTATAACATATAAAAAGCGTCGTATCTGTTGAGGAGAATACGACGCTAGGAATTAAAGCAACTATAATATACACCACACGATATATTTAGGCAACCCTAAATATGTGTGCTGCTAGACTACAATATTTGAAAGGGGAACTGGTAGTGAAACGCTCAACTATTAGAAAAGTAGAAGATATTTTGCGCGATTATCCCAAAATTGATAAGTATATTGAAGAACGGGAGCAGGAATTGCGCTATCCGACTGCTACGCGTGATGAGAATGTCGGAGGTGGCAAGGCACAATACAAGTATCCTGAAACGACGCTCAACACGATTATCACGATTGATGATGATCGGCGCATTAATGCCTTGAAACATCAGCGGGAAGTAATTGACGATTGCTTAGATAGTGTCGGCCCTGACACTGAAGTAATCGTAAATGAACTATATTTTAAGAAACATCAGCAATACACGATTGATGGACTAATTACAAACCACCTAATCAACGTTAGTCATACTAAGGCGTTTAAATTAAGAAATGAGTTTATTATGGAATGTGCTAAGGGATTGGGATTATATGAAATCGCGTATTAATTGCGTATTTTCGACCCCTATAATCGTGCTAAATTGGTAGTATGCCAAATGTGATTGACGTGCATGAAGTAATCCTCCGAATTACAGACTGGTAGTCGCTGTGGGCTAATTGGTAAGCCACAATGGAATGTAGGTTCGAGTCCTACCAGCGATATAGTTATATAGCATGGTCACTCATGAGGGCTAAACCTGTATAACACGTGCTTGTGGCGGAATAGGTAGACGCACAGTTAGGTGCGAGTAACGGGTGTTGGTTGACAACCAGTATGTCCACACATCATGTAGGGTGCAAATCCCTGCCAAGCACATTAAACGCGTCCACAGCTCCAAAACGGACAATCTTAAAACTAGCTCTCGCTTATTGGCGGGAGTTTTTTGATACATACGATTAGGAGGAACTACAATGAATATAGAAGACAACGAGGCTATTGAGAATGATTGGAAAAAAGTTAATCTAGAGCTATTCGGGGTACAATATCCATTCTGTTCAAGCAACGAGGCAACTCATGGCAAAGCTGATTAACACCAAATACGGCTACGTCACGCCACAAGAGGCGGAGATGGATGCCCACTTAGATAAATGGATGAAGCGTCGTGCAAATAAGCATGGCGCTTTTCGTTTGGATAAGAAACGGAGGAAGCGATATGCCAAGGACAAGAAGATGGTGATTGGAGTTGATTCTTAATGACTAAGAGACAAAGAAATCATAAAGTTAAAGTTTATTTTGAACAGTATTTTAAGAAACGTCATATTCCAGCTGACCCTGATGGCTATAAACAACGGGGACAATTCGAGCCTCAAGGTAAACGTGAAGCACGAAAAGAGAATATTGAAATTGAAAAGGGACGCCAATTTTTCTTTAACGTGTACGGAGAATATCCAAGCAAAGAATTGATAGATAGAATTATGCGAGGATTACGGTAATGTCAAAGACAAGAAGATGCCGCTATCCTAACTGCCATGCAATGGTTGCTTTCCCTGACCACTATTGTCAGCAGCACTATGAGCATGAAGCAGAGTACTTGGCTAGTCGGCAACGTTGGGCACGTAGCAATGACAAACAATACACGCACAAGTACAACACGGTTACACGTTATCGTAATGAGGATAAGCGTCAGCAATATAGCTTCTATCGGACAAGGCAATGGTCACACTTAAGGCAACAAGCGTTAGAGCGCGACCATTACTTGTGCGCTTACTGTAAAGTCAAAGGCGTTATCACGCCAGCAAAAACAGTCGATCATATTGTACCGATTGAATTTGACGAAGCACTGAAAGCTGACATTGCTAATTTAGCTGTTATTTGTGGGAGTTGCCATCATGCTAAGACGGACTGGGAACAGGCGTATTATGGCACTGGTCAAGGCAACGAGTTGCAAAGACAAGTTGATGAGATTACTGACGTGAGCACTATTAATGTATTGATGAATGGGGGAACACAACATGATTGAACAATGGAAGAATATAACAGGGTTTGCTGGTCGGTATCAAGTTAGCAGCTTTGGAAGAGTACGTTCACTTGATATGTTTGTTAATGGCAGAGTTCGTCATGGAAAGATTTTAACAAACAGAAGCCGACCGGATGGTTATCAAGATGTGCTACTAAGTTACAACGGAAAGCAGTACCGGCCAAAAGTTCACAGGTTAGTGGCCCAAGCGTTTGTGGTCAACCCTGATGGATTGAAAGAGGTTAACCACAAGGATGAGGATAAAACTAATAATGCTGTAGAAAATTTAGAGTGGTGTACACGAAAATACAACAATGCATACCACGGTTTACTCTCTAGGCGTGAACCATCCGTAAGCATTCGGGTTAAAGCATTATTTAACGACAAGCAGAAAGAATTCCAGTCTGTAAGACGAGCAGCAAAATATTTTGGGATTTCACCAAGCGGAATCTATGATTGTTTAAATAATAAAAAGAAAACGACACATGGAATGAGGTTCCAGCGTGCTTGAATAATTTTTATACCCCCCGCCCTTCGAACCGAGCCCCAAAGCACACACATTGCCGTTATTTTGTGATAGAAACAATTTTTTAAAATTTTTAGGTAGGGGGGTCACCAAATAATGAAAGGAGAGATTAGTGATGAAAAAGTCGGATAAAGACGTCAACGACGGGCAATTAACACGTACGCCACCAGCTTATTTGGGTCGGCAAGCTAAGGTCGTTTGGCGCCGATTAGTACCTTTTTTAGAAGATAATACTCCAGTTAAGCGCATTGATAGCGGACTTGTAGAGCAATATGCTTCCCAATACGAGATTTATCGCAATGCGTATAAACATATTCAGGAAAACGGTGAAGTCCAAGCAATCTATAAAACGTTGCAAGATCAGACCGGTAAAAAAATTGGTCGAGACTTCGTGGGCTACAAGCGTAATCCCATGACACAAATTTACGATTCAGCCGTTAAAAATCTAACAAAGTTAGGCGCTGAATTGGGACTATCTCCTAAGTCACGTAGTGATTTGCTTAAACTTAACTTAGATGATCATAAAGACGAGCGAAGCATTAGTGATCGAATGAAAGAATTTCTTGGATAGTAAAAAACATTGCTTCTCAAAGGAGGTGATTAATTTGCGCATTGATTTAACTCAAACTCATGATGTTATTGGAGCTTATCAAGCGTTAGATTGTTCAGAAGTTCGCCAGCAATACACTGATCCAGGCACAAAATATGCTTTTGAAGTCCTAGATGAGAAGATAACTACTGGTTATTTAATTAAGCTAGCGGCCTTCCGCCATATTAGAGACTTGCAACGACAAGGTAGCGTTGAATTCCCATTTGCTTACTCAGTAAAACGAGTGGATCAAGTACTTAAATTTGCTTCCATCTGTCCGAACGTTGATACAGGCGAACCCACAAAATTAATGCCATGGCAGGAATTCATTATGGCTATGCTAATTGGCTGGCGTAATGATGACGGTGGCAAGCGCTTTTCACGAGCCATTGTTTCCGTTGCACGTGGCCAAGGTAAAACTTACCTTATGGCGATTATTACTGCCTATAGTTTTTTAATTGAGTCATTGGGACTATCTAACCAAGATTATTTAGTTTCATCCATTAATTACAAACAAACGAGCAAGATTCTGGGCTACATTAAGTCAATGCTTGCTAAGATTGCAACGATTGAACCATTTAAAACACTAATTCAAGATAGTGGATTAGATACACGGACACTGTCCTCGCAGGCCGACCAAGTCACAATGAGCAAGACTAATAACAAACTGCGAGCAATCAGTCACGAAGCTGGTCAGTACGATAGCTTTCACTTTACAACGGCTATTTTTGATGAAATTGGTGAAATTAAGACACGACAAAAGATTTCTAAAATTGTTTCGGGCCAAGTTAAGGTACGTAATAAGCAATTTATTCAAATTTCAACGGCATATCCTGATCCCACTGTTCCGTTTCACGATGACGAGCGTATGATTCAGCAAGCCATGGAGCAAGATTATTTGCGCGATGCTGATACATATTTGGGCCTTATTTGGTCGCAGGACAATCTGGACGAAACTTACAAGCCCGATATGTGGGTTAAAAGTAATCCCTTACTAGATTTACCGAGTCAACGAGAAGTGTTGTTGAACGGCTTGACAGATAAGCGTGATTCTGACGCTTTGTCGGGCACACTCAACGATTTCCAAAATAAAAACCTTAACTTGTGGCTAGAACAATCGACTGACAGCTTTTTGAAGCTGCCTGACGTTGAAAAAGCAATTGTGCCATCATTTAGTTTTGATGATCGGCAAGTTTATATTGGCTTTGACTATTCGATGTTTAGTGATAACACGGCACTAGCGTTTGTATTTCCTTATCGTGATAATAATGGAAAACCACGATGGTTTATTTATCAGCATAGTTTTATCCCATGGCAGAAAGCTGGTTCGATTGAAGCTAAAGAAAAGCAAGACGGTATTAATTATCGGTACTTAGCTAAAAAGGGATTTTGCACAATTAGTAGCCATCCACAAGGGCTGATTAATGACGAACAAGTCTATCAATGGCTGCTAAATTTTGTTGAGCGACATCGACTGGAAGTTGTTTTCTTTGGATATGACGCTTGGGGACTAACGCCTACCATTAAACAATTAGATTTAAATTCAGGGTGGCCATTGCAAGCCATTCGGCAGCGGACTAGTGAATTGAAGGATCCAACTAAGTTTTTGCAGACAATGTTTGTTGAAGGCTCAGTCGACCGCTTGGATGATCGAATTATGGAAAAGGCGTTACTAAATGCTGAAATTTATGAAGATAAAATCGGTATTCAAGTCGATAAGGCTAAGGCCACATTAAAGATTGATGTAGTTGATGCGTTAATTGACGCCTTATTCCAAGCCATGTATCATTTTGAAGACTTTGCAGATGTAAACAATCCTGACAAACAGGTCGAACGTATGAACGAAAAACAAGTTCTGGAATGGTTTAATAACCCGGAATCGGGATTGCTAGGAGATGATATGAATGATTTTTAAACAATTTTTTGCAACTATCTGGCGTTACTTTGATGTGTTGTGTTTCATTCTAGGCATGATTGCCGGGGTGTATGCAGCGTTTTTATTTGGACAGGCACAAGGCGTTCTAGCAATTGCTGTAGCTTTGTTTTTAGTTGGCTGGCTTTCGGAAGTTATTACAGCTGGTCAAAAAGGAGATGATTAACAATGCCCTTTTTTGAGCCACCAACGATGATTAATAATTCTATTGGTATTCAAAGTGTACCAGTAGATGACGATAATATTGTTAACTTTTTGTCGCCAACTGGTAGTAATGAGTATGTTAGTGCCAAGGATGCTTTGGAAAATTCAGATATTTATTCAGCGGTTAATCAAATATCTGGAGACTTAGCCACGGTACAATTAATGGCTAATATGCCACGAGCACAAGGAATCCTAAACAATCCTAGTACGACAGCTAACGGTCACACGTTTTGGCAGTCTATGTATTCACAATTGTTATTGGGTGGTGAATGCTTTGCATATCGTTGGCGTAATCCTAATGGCTTAGATCTACGCTGGGAATATTTGCGACCTAGCCAAGTGCAAACCTACTTATTGGATGACGGCAGTGGCTTAACCTATACGGTTACTTTTGATGAGCCTAACTTGGGCGTTCTTCAATATGTACCACAGTCTGACATGATTCATATTCGATGGGCTAGTACTGATGGCGGTATGACGGGTAACAGTCCATTGAAAGCATTATCGAATGAATTACAAGTTAAGAGTTCGTCTAATAGTTTAACGTTGGCTGCATTAGCACGTTCAATTAGTGCTCCTGGTGTTCTATCTATTCAGCACGGTGGGCTACTTAGTGAGAAGATGAAAGCCAGCCGTTCACGTAACTTCATGAAACAGGTGAACAGCTCAAACGGTGGGCCGGTCGTTATTGATCAACTTGAAGATTATAAGCCATTAGAAATGAAAGCCGATGTTACTAAGCTGTTAAGCCAAACAGATTGGACGAGTAAGCAAATTGCTAAAGTTTTCGGTATTCCTGATAGCTATTTGAACGGTCAAGGCGACCAACAAAGTAATATTGATCAAATTAAAGGCATGTACACAAACGCCCTTAATCGCTATTTACAGGCAATTTTAGCTGAGCTGGATAATAAGCTTAATGCTAAGATTACGGCTAATATAAGACCAGCTGTAGACCCATTGGGAGACTCATTTGCAACTACCATATCAGGACTAAACAAAAATGGTACAATTGCCAATAATCAAGCAACTTGGTTACTACAGCAGACTGGTTATTTCCCAGATGAAATGCCTGCTGCCAAGAATCCGACAACACAACAAGTTGTAATTCAATCGGGAAAAGGAGGTGATAATGATGACAAAGAAAGTGATGATTAAAGGTGATATTGTTGATGATCAAACAGCCGGTTTCTATCAGTTCTTCGGAATGCCAGCAGTATCGCCTTCTGGTGTTGCTGATGTTTTAAATGATAACGATGACGACGATGACGACGGTGATGATGAAGAACTCGAAGTTGACATTGCTTCTAATGGTGGCGATGTTTTTGCGGCTAGTGAAATTTACACTATGCTAAAGAACTACGCTGGCAATGTAACAGTTAACATTCAAGGCTTAGCAGCTAGTGCGGCAAGCGTAGTTGCTATGGCTGGAGATCACATCAACATTTCACCAACTGCTCAGATTATGATTCATAAAGCATGGTCACAACCAGCCGGTAACGCTGACGATTTGGAACACGAAGCCAGCATTTTAAACGGTATTGATCAATCAATTGCCAGTGCTTATGAAGCTAAAACCGGCATGGATCAAGCTGATTTACTACAATTAATGGCAAATGAAACATGGTTAACCGCTAGTGACGCCGTTGATAAAGGCTTCGCTGACGAAATTATGTTTGCTAATGATCAACAATTGCAACCGGTGAACGCTATTTCACACATTCCGCCTAAATCTGCAGTTAACAAACTGATGAATCTCATTTACAAGGCTGACAAGGATAAAACTAAGCCGGCTAAAGAAGAAAATACTACTAATAGTCAATCTGCTGAATTACGAAACAGCAAATTGGCTATTTTATTTGGAAAAAATCAAAAGGAGGCCAACTAATGGCTAATATCAACACAATCAATGATGCTTGGATTGCCCAAGGGCAAAAGGTATCAGACTTAAACGACAAGTTAAATGTTGCTGTCCTTGATGACAGCTTCGATCAAGACCAATTTAAAGCAATGAAACAAGACCGTGATAATGCAGTTGCCCGGCGTGATGCTTTACATGAACAATTGGAAGAAGAACGTAAGGCTCAAAAGATTGCCAATATGGATGATAAGGATAAGACCCCACTTGATGATAAAGAAAAAGACATCAAAGATGAGTTCATTAAGAACTTCCAAGGCATGATTAAAGGTGACCCGAAAGTTATGAACCTTGTAACTTCATCTACCGATGCAGCTGGCAATGCAATTGGCTTGACTATTCCCCAAGATATTCAAACAGCAATTAATACGCTGGTTCGTGAATACGATTCATTACAACAGTATGTCAATCGAGAAGCTGTTTCAACTCAAACTGGTTCACGAGTTTACGAAAAGTGGACTGACGTTACTCCACTAGCTGATTTAGATGATGAAACGGCTACCATTGGCGACAATGATGACCCTAAGTTATCCATCATCAAATATACTATCCATCGTTATGCTGGTATTACTACTGCCACTAATTCGTTGCTCAAAGACACTGCTGATAATATTTTGGCTTGGTTATCACAATGGATTGCCAAGAAGGTTGTTGTTACTCGTAACGCTAAGATCATTGCTGCTATGAACAATGCACCAAAAAAGCCAACCTTAGCTAAGTTCGATGACATTATTACGATGATTAATACTGCCGTTGATCCTGCCATCAAGGCAACATCGTTCTTAATGACAAATACGTCAGGTTTAAATGTGCTTTCAGAAGTTAAGGATGCTATGGGACGTTACCTATTACAACCAGATCCAACACAACCTGACCAATATTTAATTCATGGTAAACGAATTGTAGAAGTGGCTGACAAGTGGTTACCAAATGCTGGGACAGCAGCGGCGCCAGTTTATCCATTGTATTATGGTGACTTATCACAAGCGGTTACTTTATTTGACCGAGAAAATGCGTCATTGTTAACGACTAATATCGGCGGGGGTGCCTTTGAAAAAGACCAAACTAAGATTCGTGTAATTGACCGCTTTGACGTTGAAGCTACTGATACGGATGCCTTTGTTGCAGGTTCATTCAGCAGCATTGCTAACCAACCAGCCAACTTTGCAGCAAGTGCTGCTACAACGACTGCCGGGAAGTAATTAGCAAACTATGTCGCCAATAAATAAACAATACAGTGACAATCTGGGCGGCCAAGCAAGGATGTGATTTAAGTGGCAGCCAATTTAGAAACATTAAAATCATCTTTGAGAATTGACGGCAATGATGATGACGAGCTGCTGCAAGGTTACTTGTCTGCAGCTACTAGCTATATTGAACAGGCCATTGGAGACGACAATAGCGTTCCAGGGTTCTATGAAATGGATGGCGTGAATAACTTGTTTGAAACGGCTGTTTACGCCTTGGCTGGTTCATACTGGTATTACCGAACATCAATCACTTCAAACACTGTTAATCCAGTTGACTTAGTTGTTGATTCAATCATTGGCCAATTGCGAGGCTTGTATAGCCAAAAGCAAGATGAGGTGGACGACAATGGCAATTAATAAGTTAAACCCAGTGGACTTTAACCAACGTATACAGATTGGCACTGTTAAAACTGTTCAAAATCCTGTTAACGGAACTAGTAAGCAGACTTTTGTTAGTCAGTTTAGTTTATACTGCGCACCATATACACGATCAATTGCGTCTTCGTATCAACTCACAGCTGAACAATTGGAGCAAGTAGTGGTCATTATTAGGCATAACCCTAAAGTTTATGAAGGTATTAAGTGTCAATATAAAGGTAAACTTTACGATGTCATCAATGACAGCATGGATGATTCTAGTAATTATCTATCTTGCGATTATTTGACGCTAAAGCAAGTTACTAAGGGGGCATAGATATGGCGAACGATGATATTGCCGACCAATTAGAAAGTTGGCTTAAGAATGTTCACAAGCTAGTCCCTAACGAGGCTGAACAAGAGCGAATAACCAAAGCCGGTGCTAAGAAGTTAGCTGATAACTTAACCGAAGTCACGAGAAAGAAACACTATTCAAGTCATAAAGACGAGAAGTACGGACACATGGCTGACAACATAAGCTATAACAGCAACGATATAGACGGCGAACATGATGGAAGTTCAATTGTAGGCTGGACTAATAAGTACCATGATATGAACGCAATGCGATTGAATGACGGCACGAAGCATATCAAAGCAGATCATTTTGTTGATCAAAACTTAGAAGATAGTCAGGATGCTGTCTTCGAAGCTGAGTTGAAGGAATACCAGAAGGGGGAAGATGGCTAATGCTATTGCCCGTATCTCAGGTAGCTAGTTTAGTCGATTCTTTGAAATTAGACTGGGCAGATAAGGTCTATTTGAATGAGATTCCCAACGAAGACTTAGATAATACTGGCTTAACTGTTATGCTATTACAAGAAACTGATAGTACGCCAAGTGACTATGCAAATGGAACGTTTAAAGGCATAGCCATGGGTGTTGAAATTCAAATTTTTTATAAGAAAAATTTAGCTGATGACTTTAACACGCTAGAAGCTGAAATAGAATTAATGCAGAATCTTAAATCAGCTGGCTGGCTGATTGTATCAAGCCAGCATCATACTACTGATCCGGATACTAACCAAATAACTAAAACTATTTATGTGACGAAAGACAGCTTAATTTAAAGGAGATTTTTATATGTCAAAACATGGTATTGTACGCGCTACCTTTGCGCTACTTGATGACAATGGTGATATTCAGAAACTTGAAGGCACACCGTTCGCTGATGGAATCTACGTTGCCGACCATAACGGTGAAGGCTTTAGTCAAATCAATGTAACGGGGATTGAAGCTGCTGGGACTCCGCAATACGCGAACAACGCAATTAAATTTGTTAGTTATGGACAATCTCAGCCTACGATTGCATTAACCGCATTAGAATTAGACTGGATTGTTAACCAAATGATTAAAGGATTCACTCAAAGTGCCAACACTGGCGCTTGGGTACGCCAACTTCCAAAGCCACATGTGGCAATGATTGCGGAAAGTCAGGCAAAATATGATGACCTGTCAATTTACGAATGTTTCAATAACATTGAAATCGTTGAAGAAGCTTCTAACAACTCAACTGATACGAATGCACAGGCAGATTATGCAACGGTTCTAAACGCAACAGCATTGAAACCGATGAAAAGTAATATTTTCTTAGCGGCAAATGGGGTTCAGCAACCATACATGATTGCTAAATCAAATGACAAAGGCTTTGACAAAAATAAGTTGTATGCTGAAGTGTTTGGTGGCTATCAGCCTACAACTAATAGTGGCAGTGGTTCTGCTGTAACACCGACATCTCAAGCGTAACAATTGGGGCTACCTTAATGGGTGGCCTTTTTACATACCTAAAAATAAATGAAAGAGGTAATTTTTATGAAAATCAATGCAAAAAAGTATTTTGGAATTAACAAAGCCACGGATGTCACTGTGACTAATCAAATCAATACGTTAGCACGCCACGTTCAAATCGGAATGCTTGAGTCTCAAGATACCGAGGCCGAGATTACCGCGTTGGATCGTTTGAAAAACGAAGAAAAATTGAATACTGAAGTCAAGGACTTCTTGCAGACTGTTATGAAATACAGTGATAAGCAAATGGAACAAATTGACAATAACTTATCAACTGAAAAACTTGGTGAAGGTATTGGGTATTTGATCATGCGGCTAAGCGGTATGTCAGACCATGACATTGATTTAAATGAGCAGAAGGAACGTAAGGCTATTGAAGATGCTAAGTCGTCAAAATAAATCGCCACAAGCGCAACATTCAGCTTCGAAAAACGATTACTGACTTAAAAAATCAGCAAGAAGATTTTGAATTGCTTGCCCAGAATTTGTTAATTAATGGTGGACTATCGCCTAAAGAGTTCAATGACAGTCCTTTTTTCAGCATGATGGAAAGCTTGAATGCACGTAAACGTGAAGATCGTGTTGAGTTAATCGACCCATTGGAAGCCATCAATGAAACGTATGGGCTGTAACACTTGTGGCGCCGAAAGGAGGTTAAAATAAATGGCTAAAAAAGTTGTTGGCCGTGAGATGACCAGTAAGGTTGGACTCGATAGCGCTGAGGCCGTTAAATCACTTAAAACGTTGACAGCCGAGGTTAGAGCCAATACTAGTGGTTGGAAGGCCCAAGAGACGGCATTAAAGTCAGCCGGCGAGTATCAAAAGGCCACAGCAGCTAGGGTAGACGGCTTAGCTAAATCAATGGAGATGCAGAAGTCTAAAATTGATGAGTTAAAGTCCCGACAAGCAGGCCTAAATAGAGACACTAAAAACGGTGAAGAACAATATTTAAAGCTATCTGACCAGATTAACAAGGCTAGTCGGTCGTATGACAGTATGGGCGGTCAGTTAGATCGTGCTAAGTCAAAATTACAGTATTACAATAGCGGGTTAGCCGACTTACAAAAGGGCTATAAACAAAGCACAGCCCTGAGTGAGTCATATGTTAAGCGCCTAGAAGCCGAGGGCAAGTCAGCCGAAGCTAACAAGGCTCGTTTAAGTGGTTTAAAACAGGCTTATTCGAACATTGAGGCTCAGTATAAGGCTCAAACTAGCGAACTGGAACGAATTAAGACGGCCAGCGGTGCCACTAGTGATGCCTATAAACGTCAGCAAGTGCGTGTTAATGAGACTGCAACAGCAATGGCAAAGGCTAAAACTAGTCAAAATGAACTTATCAAGGCGATGGAAAAACAGCCACATGGATTTATGAACGGTGTTCGTTCTAAGCTCGATAGTATTGATGATAAAGCTAAGAAGACATCTCATTTATTCGGCACAATTCTAGGCGCCCATCTAGTTGCGAACGGAATTACTAACGCTATTGGTCAAATCACGGCTAGTTTTGATGCTTTAAAAGATTCCGTGATTCAGTATGATAACAAGCAACGTACAATGTCGGCCACATGGGAAACTCTAACAGGATCTGCTGGTAAGGGCAAACAAATGGTCAGCATTGGCAATGAGTTAGCTTCCGCATTTAATCAAAATATCAATGTGGTTGATGAACTTAACCAGTCGTTCTATCACGTTTTCGACAATGCACCACGAACTAAAGAGTTAACTAAGTCTATTTTGACATTGGGTGATACTCTTAACCTAAGTAATGATGATGTTACTCGACTAGGCACCAACTTTACTCACATGTTATCAAGTGGCAAGATGCAACTTGGTGACTTTAACATGATTAATGACCAGTTACCAATGTATGCTGGCAAAATGTTAGAGTTTGAAAAGAAGCAACAGCATAATAGCAAGTTAACCATGTCAACCCTACGTAGTCAGATGAGTGCCGGTAAGATTAGTGCTAAAGATGCCGAAGAAGTTATGAACTCACTTGGTGGTAAGTACGCCGAAGCCTCAGAGAACTTGATGAAGACCATACCAGGTATGGAACGATCAATTAGAACTCAAATGCCAGCGTTATTAGACGCCGTTTACAAGCCGATTGCCAATATGAAGTCCCCGTTAATGGGACAATTTACAAAATGGATTGGTGATAAGGACACTAAATCTGAGTTCAAAAATGTTGGCAATGCACTAGCCTTGCAGATTAATGACATAACTAAAGCGTTTGCTGGTAAAAACTTTAATGTTGGCAATAGCCTCAATAAAATGTTATCTAACCTAGCAAAAGGCATTGATAAAATGGGTGCTAACATAGTTGCTCACAAAAAGGAAATAAAGTCATTCTTTAGTTCAATGAAGACTGCTTCCAAGACATCTTTCAACGTGTTCGTACAATCTCTCAAGGACATTGAACCAATATTGAAGATTATCGGAGAGTTTGCTGAGAAACACCCTAAAGTATTCGCTGGTTTGGCTTCTAGTGCATATGTTGCAAGTAAAGGCATATCTGCATTAAAGCTAGCCTTCAGTGGCTTAGACTTAGCGAAGGGCCTAGGTGGCAAGCTTAGCCGGATTGTGTTAAAACCAAAGGTTGATGGAGCTGAAGGCGAACGAGAGCTAACCAAATTTGCAAGCTTTGTCAAGCGTTCAGGGACTGGAATGGGTCACTGGTTAAAGATGGCTGCTAGCGTAACCACCGCTAAAGCTAAGAGTGGAATTAGTGCTTTGTGGACACACACTAAATCAATTGGTAGTAAGATTGGCAAAGGGCTGTCATGGACGGCTAAGATAGCCTATAAGGGCGCATCTAAGGCATTTAGCGTGCTAGGTGCTGGGATTAAAACAATAGGTAAATCATTCCTGTCATTAGGCAGACTGTTACTAACTAACCCAATTGGCCTGGTTTTAACTGCTGTGATTGCACTAGGGGTCGCATTCTATGAAGCCTATAAGCACATTAAACCATTCAGAGAATGGGTCAACAAGGCATTTAAATCAGTAGTTAACTTTGGCAAGGGTATCGCTAAATGGGGTTCAAATGTCGGCAAGTCAGTAGGTCGAGCGCTAGGCAACATGTCTAAAAAGTGGAATGGCTTCAAGAAGAGTTTCGCAAAGGCGTGGAATAGTCACTGGTCAGCCATGGGCAAATCGCTCAGGAATAACTGGAACGGTTCTGTTAAGAACACTAGAAACTTCTTTAGTAGTGTTGGCAAGAAGTGGAATGGCTTTAAAAATAGCTTCAGAAAGAGCTGGAACGAGCACTGGTCAAATACTGGAAAATCACTCAGAAATAACTGGAATGGCTCGTTGAAAAACACTAGAAGCTTTTTCAGCAGTGTTGACAAGAAGTGGGGCGGCTTTAAAAATAGCTTCAGAAAAAGCTGGTCAAGACATTGGAATGATATGACTAGTAACTTGCATAGCGCATGGAACAGTTCATACAAGCATACTAAGTCATTTTTCTCTAGCATGGGATCAAGATGGGTTGGCTGGAAAAAGAGTTTTGCACATAGTTGGAATAGCCATTGGGACACCATGCGGTCTAATCTGCATAGTTACTGGAACAAAGACCTAAGCCATACTAGAGTGTTCGGCCGTTCAATGGGTAGCTGGCTATTAACATTTAAAAAGTCATTCAAATCAGGCTGGTCTAGTTTAGGTACTGGTGTCGAGAATATCTTCAAAGGTTTATGGAAAGACTTAAAAGGCTTTGCTAGAGACGGCATGAATGATGTCATTGACATTATTAATGGTGGAATCAATGCGGTTGACAGCGTCATCCATACTTTCGGCGGTAAGAAAAAGACAATCGGTGATTTAAGCCATGTTCATTTTGCCGAAGGTACTGGTATGTTTAGCGGGTCACGTAACCCAATTACACGCCCTACTATGGCAATGTTAAATGATGGTAATGACAGCCCGCAAACTGGCAATAAAGAGATGGTCATGCTACCTAATGGTGACTCAGGCATTGTTCAAGGCCGCAACACTAAGATGATGCTACCAGCTGGATCAGAAGTATTGAGTGCTAGTGAGACAGCTATGGTAATGGCAATGCAAGGTGTTACTAAGTATGCCAACGGTACTGGCTTCTTTGGTGACATACTAAACAGTGTGACTAGTGGTATTTCAGGTGTGACTAACTGGGTTGGTAAAAAGGTCGACAGTTTAGAAAAGTTCTTTAATACTGCCGAGAAAATTATCGCTCACCCAATTAAGTCACTCGAAAATCTGTTTAGCTGGTCTTCTAAGGGCGTCTCGGGTGCCATGAGTAACATTGGCCACAGTCTATTCAATGACGTTGAGAAGCAAGCTAAGACGTGGTGGTCAACATTATGGGGTGGCGTTAGTGACAGCCTAGATGGTGGCGCTTCTAGTTCTACGCTAGTTAATGCCATGGAAAAGTATGGTGCTTCAAACAAGTATGTCTACGGTGCTGAGGGCCCTAGTGCGTTTGACTGTTCCGGACTAGTTGAGTACACCTTAAAGAAGCTTGGAATTAGCTTCCCAAGGACTAGTGGTGAGCAGTACAAGGCGTCTAAGCATGTTAGTGATCCTAAACCGGGTGACTTGGTATTCTTTGGACCAGGCGGTAGTGATCACGTTGGGGTTTATACCGGCAATGGTGAGTTCTATTCAGCTGAAAATGAAAAAGACGGCATGGGTATCAGCAAAGTGCACGGCGGTGGCTATGGTTCGTTTGCTGGTTACGGACGAGTACCCGGTTTATCAGATAGCACTAGCTCGGATAAGTCTTCTAAATCTAGTGGCCTGTTAGGTACCATTAAAAAGCAAGTAGGTAGTGGTTTCTGGAAGTTCATAAGCAAGTTAGCTGATATGTTTGGTGATGGCGGCAGTAGTAACCCCGGTGGCTCAGGTGTTCAACGTTGGAAGTCAGATGTTATCAAAGCATTAAAGAAGAACGGTTTTGAAGCGAGTGCTAGTCAAGTATCAGCTTGGATGAAAGTTATTGCACGTGAATCAAACGGTGACCCGTCAGTAGTTAACACTTGGGATCCTAATGCTAAAGCCGGGCATCCTTCTATGGGGCTAGTTCAGACTATCCGGCCAACTTTTGAAGCTTACAAGTTCTCCGGCCATAACAATATTCTAAATGGGTATGACGACTTGCTAGCTGGTATTCATTATATGAAGGCCAAATATGGTTCAGGACCTAGTGCGTTTGCTCGTGTTAGTGGGCCCGAAGGCTACGAGAACGGTGGCATTATCAGCACTAATCAGTTGATTGAGATTGCTGAACATAATAAGCCTGAAATGGTCTTGCCACTAACAAACAAATCACGTGCTAACCAGCTGATCACGCAGGCAGACCGGATCGTTAACAATGGCTCCAGTGAATCTTCAAGCACTGTCAAGTCTACCAATCACAACCAGTCTTTATCTGATACTGGTATTTTTGGCCAGCTAAAAAAGATGGTTCAACAAAATGAAACGCTGATTGCGATTGTAAGTAAGTTATTGGGTATTAACATTGAGCAAGTTAAGGCCATCAATGGCATTAAGCCGTTAGAGCTAGGCCAACTTGATAGGGTTCAAGCGCGACGTCAGAGCTTGTCGGACTATCAAAGCTTTAGTTAGAAGGAGAAGTGATCAGATTGAATGACTCGTGGTTGAAAGTGAAGGTGGGTGATGCTGATGAAATTGATAGTCGTGACATTACGCCCGGGTTAATATTTATGGGCGATGATATTTCGCCATCAATTACAAATAACTATCAGCAGAACACTGGTATGGATGGTAGTCTTTTTACCAATTCGATTTACAACAAAAACACGGTTAATGCAAAGTTTGCGTTTATGTTTAAAAGTTGGAATGAGTTTCGATTGAAAAAACACGCTATCTATAAAGTCTTTATGCAAAAATCACTTATGCGAATTAGGACAAACACTGATCCACATCTGGTTAAGTATGTCCGGGCAGCACAGTTTGATATTGCACCGCTGGCGGATGGCTCTAGTTATGCGGTTTTTACGATTCCGTTTGAGAATCCAAGCGGATATAATTACTCACTGCTAAGATCTGACAGCTTGTACACGTTCGATAGCAACGGCTGGCAGTTTGGCATGAACTTACCTATGCAGTCACTGATATATACACATTCCGAGCCTGAGTTTAATATATTCAATGCGTCAGATATTAAGATTGACCCATATTATCAGCGACACGACTTAGTTTTGAAGGTTAATTTTGAAGGCTCTGGATTGACTGTGACGAACAATACTACTAGCAGTTCATGGTCATATAGTGAAGCCGCTACAAAGACAGATAATATAATTTTGAGTGGGATTACAACGACATTCAATGGTGAACCTGCTAGTGCCAATACTGACTATGGTAACTTGACTCTGGATCCCGGCTGGAATGAAATAGTGGTTACTGGTGCAACCGACTTTACTATTACTTTCAGTTTTCCATTTATTTATCTTGAATAAAGATAATATCTTGTTAGTTAAGGGACTGCATAGCACCAATGCGGAACCCTTAACTACGGCTGTCAATAGTACCGTAAAATTGGAATGGGAGAAAAATGGCACGTATCAGCTGTCATTTACAGCCTATGCCGGATCAGAAGATTTAGTAGCTTATGAAATGTTAGACGTTGAAAGCAGTATCTTTTTTGATGGACAGGAATTTGTCATCAAGCAGTCGCTGGTAGCGGCGCAAGACAATTTCGCAACTAAGCAGATAACTGCCACTCACGTTTATAACGAGGTATCTAGAATACGACAGGAAAACGTCAATTCGGGAGAGAAAACATACACGGTTGATGATGTGTTATCGTTTTATTTGAAAGATAACGAGCTCGGTTTTACTTGGAAAGTTATTGGAGATTTTGACGAGCAGCAGATCACTGACTTAGGCGGTGATAGTGCTAAGGACTGTTTGAGCAAAATAACGGATACTTGGTCAAATGCCGTTATCTTTCCTGATAATAAAGTAATACAAGTTTATGAGCAGGAAAGTTTCCGTAAGAATCTGGGTGGTCGGATTGACTACTTGCATGACGCGAACGATATTCAACTTACAAGTGAATCTACTGAAATTGTCAATCAGGTCAAGGCAATTGGCAAAGAGAAGGATGGTAGCGACTCCGATAAACCAAGTTATTATTTTGATCCGTTTCTAGTGACTGATAATAATTCAGTGCAGAAATGGGGGCTACATCCCGGAGATGATGTTTCTGATGATCGTTTTACTGACAAAGAAGTAATGCAAAAATACGTATTATCACAGATGGTAGCTGAACCAAGCCTATCCATATCTGTCACAAGTGAGGTTAATCAGAAACCGATTGCCGGTGAAGTAGTTAGGCTGGAGATTCGGCCAATGACGTTTGTAACCAATGTCGAAGTAGTCGGCTATACTTGGTATCCGTTTGATAAGGCACAGTCCAATTCTATTACGCTTAATAATAATGCTAAGACAATTTTGGATTACCAGCGGCGTAATAAAAATAGTTTGGCCAAAATAATCAAAGACCAGAAAGAAGCTTCTGAAAATGGTACGAACGCATTAAACTTAGCCAGTCAAGCTTATGATGCTAGAATGTACGGAGAGGTGGTCGGAGAAAGTGAGTACTAAGAAAGTGCAGCTCGAATCACCAGAAAATAACCCTGATTTGGGCCTGAGTAAGAATGAACCGTATTACCCAATAACAGGTGTAGACGCTGTTAAAGGGCTGGGAGAAAAACTACAGAGTATTACTTATCAGCCTGCAACTGTCAGCGCTGATGGATTAATGAGCAAAGAAGATAAACAAAAGCTAGATTCAGTTGTGTTAGAACCCTTAAGTGACATTAAGTTAAAGTCATCTGATGGTTCTATTTTTATTGTCGGTGTTACGGACGATGGACAACTTGAATGTAAGAAGGAGGTAAATGACGGTGGAACCACTGATGACAAATGATTTGGCCAATGATTTTGATACAATCAGAGGCCAACTAGTGGATAATTTTGTGAAGATACAGCAAGGCGTTAATGACGGCATGGTTGATCAGGCAACAATAGATGGCTTTCAAAAAGAGTTGGATCAATTATTGACTGATTCAGAAATCAGAGATGCGAATGTTCAAGCTATCGTCAATATCTTGACTAAGTACGATGTTCCAATTTCAATCGTGGACGGCAAAGTAGTAGAAATTGAGGAAGGTGAGTAAATGATTAGTACGATTACGTTAGATACGTACAAACAACAAATTAGCTCGGGCGATGCTTTCAATCTTAGTGATAGCTTTAATGGCCGAGTAGGCGATGAACAGGTTCCATTGGTCGTACAGTTTAAAGAACGCGGGCTAGCACAACAGTTTCAAGATGGGCTAGTGCCATTTCTGACCGGATTTGTGGGCAGCCTTGATGAAAACGACCAAGTTACTGCTGAAACCGGTGAAGCAGTTAGCTATGTTGGGACCAGCGATGATATTGTTGGCCTGGGTCGAGTTAAGATGAACCTTCCCGGAACCATGTTCCCGCAGGAGGGCTATTTCTACGGCTTCTTGGGGTTACAAAATGCTGACGGTAAACGCGTCACGACCTTTAATGTCTGGTTTCGCGTCTATAATGGCAACCCGGACATGTTTGTCAATAAGGCACCTTTTAGAACCGAGTTACAGAAATTCCTGGATGAATTGCAAGGCCGCATTGATGATGCCGATGGTACGTTAAACGATTGGAAACAGAAAATCTCAGATTTGTTCACCAAGCTGAGCAACCAAGGTGTTGACACGCAAACATTGCTAACGACACTTGAACAGCAAATTAAGCAAGATGGCCTACTTACTCAAGGAGCACTTGACAAAGCGCTGAAACAATTTGAAGATCATTTTGCATCGTTACAAAGTAAGGTAGACGCGTCAGTAGCCAGTGCCACGACCTATGCGAATATGCGCAGGCTTGGTCAGAAGTATCGCGTACCAGGTTCAGTAGCCTCAAACGGACAAGGCTTCACCGGATTGGGCAATACGACAGTAGTCCAATACTTTCAGAACAGTTATCCACTAGATCTGCGGTATGGGACGTTGGTTAAATTTAACGTCGAAACTGGTACTGAGATTTTGTCCAATGAAATTATGGGCTATCATGGCAATTCGATGACCTATAATGCGACGGACGGGTATATTTACTTTGCAATGGCTGAAGATGCTACCAATACTGACGTAGCTCATAAAACAAAAGTCTTGCAGATTAATCCAGCAACCTTAACGGTTAATAATACGATTGACCTAACTAATAAAACAGCCCTGCCACTTATCCATTCGATTGGGTACGATAGTGCCGACAACTGCTTTATTGTGGCAGATAACAAGACAATGGAGTTCTATGATTTATCATGGAACTTGCAATTCACGGTTAAGTGGTCCGACTTGATTGGTTACGACCCATGGTACATGCAAGGTGTGCAAGTCCATGGAACGGACCTTTACTGGATTGGTGGCCGCAAGTCTCAAATTTGGGCTTATACCATCGATTACGCGAATAGAACACTAGCTTATCGGACGACCTATACTTTTGATGATTTCCAAGAAGGTCTATATCCGACTGGCGAAATAGAAGGTATGGCATTCAATGATAACGGTAAAATCTATCTATCTTCCAGCATTAATATTGATAAGTGGGGTGGATTAAGCCAATTCTACGAAACAAATCATAACTTTAAAATTCCAGTATCCGGTTCGATGCTGGTTTCAATTCAGAATGCTGACCCAGATACGATTGATTTTTGTGTTGGTCATAATTCAGCCTATAATCCTGATGGTACCGCATCTAACCCATTTGCTAGTTTGCTGGAAGCTAGTGTGTGTCTGCGAACGCCAGCAACACCAGTTAAGGAATTAACACTAGTCAATGATATGCCGGAAGAGACGTTAGCGTTAGTTAATGTCAATAATATCATGGTAAAGTCGCAAGGCTTTTCAGTGAAAGCCGTGGTACTTTTAAGTTGTAACAATATTTACTTCGATAGCCTTAAAGCTGTTGCTTATTCTAAATATAATAACAATGCGTTTTACATTATGAATTCTAATGTCCGTATCAATGGCTGGCAATGTGCAGATCTAACTAGCGAATCAGAAGTGACCGAAGATGTCCATATTGAACGTAGCCAAGTTTACTTGCAGGATAATTCCAAGTCTCGAATTGGGCTGTATAACAGCACGATGGATTCAGCCGGAAGCACCTATCATTTAGTTAAACAGAATGTAATGGCTAAATTATTGTCAAATCAAGTGTTAGGTACGATTTCGGATGTTAAAAATGCTAGTCAACTAGCGGCTAAGGATTTTTCTTATTATGCTAATATGAATGCCACGATTTCGATTAATATCGCAGGTACTCAGTTCGACTTTAATCTATCGGCTCCCATCACACCCGGAACTGTTAATTTAATTGGTTATACAGAAGTACAAGGAACCATTTATATGTGCGCCTTCCACTACGCTTATATGGTTCCAGCGAACTCAACACTTGAAATTTACTCGTTGCCAGCATTTACCAAGGTAACGCCTGTAAGCTATTCAATTACAGCCACAGTTTCTGATAAATAAGGAGGGATAGCATGAAGCTTACTTTAAATGAAGATAACCATATTATTGGTGTTGATCAGGACGACAGCACCTATGATTATGATGGATATGTTCCTGATGATTTAGCGACCCACGCCGCTGACGGCTTTTACATGGTTATGTACAACACAATCATGCCAGCACCAGCTATTAGTGAGGGGACAACAACGACTACGCCGTCGCCAGTAATGCAAGCTATCAACGCATTAGGCTTAAAGGTTGCAGCACTGGAACAAAAGATTGGAGATGGCAAGAATGCTTGATTTTGTCAAAATGATGTTCGATGCTGGCTGTCAGATTGATGGCTACGTTGGTTATGGTGCAATTACGGCTGCTGACTACAAAAGTATCACCGGTAAGGACTATGTAGCGCCATCTCCCGCATTGTGATTAAAGGAGGCTATACGATGGATAAAACGTTAGAGTTTACAACTAAATCACCTCGGCAAATAAAGCAAGGCGACACTGAGACGACGTTTACCTTCATTTGCAAAAGCGATGGGTCGGCCGTCGATTTAACTAAGGCTACTAGCATTACCGCTAAGATCGGCAATGTCAGTGGTTATTTAAGAAGTCAGCCTATCGCAATTACTAGTTTGACCGGTCTAAAACCAGGCTGGCTTAATTTACAGCCTACGTCGACTTTGATGGCAGGATTACCAGCTGGTAGTTATCAGTTAGAAATTTGGGTGGTTGATCAGGCAGGCACAAGCATTTATCCTAGTGATACATCACTCAGTTTTGCCATTACAAACAACATTGAGAACGAATCGGGTGCGAGTATAACCACGATTGCTTTTGATGATTTTGTGGCAGCAATGAATAATGCTGCCAGCACGATTGCCAAGGGTGATAAAGGTGATCAAGGCCCTAAAGGCGACAAAGGTGATAAAGGCGATAAGGGTGATACTGGTGCAACTGGTCCCCAAGGTCTTAAAGGCGATAAAGGAGACAAAGGTGACACCGGTGATCAGGGCCCTAAAGGCGATAAAGGCGATAAGGGTGACACTGGTATTCAAGGCCCTAAAGGTGATAAAGGTGATACAGGGACTGTTGATAACGCTGGTTTAATTAGTGCACCGGCATTCCAAAGTTTGCAAACTCAAGTTAATAACAGTGCTGTAGGAACTAATATGTACACCGATACCAAGAATTTCGACAACCCAGTATCATGGTTCGCATACGGTTTGTGGACAAAAACTACGGATACCTATAATGGATTAGCTGTAATGCAGACAACAGTGGCATGGAGTGGACTAAGCCAGTATATCCAAGTTAAAAAAGGGGATATTTTAACTTATAGTGTATATGCAAAAAATATAAGTGGTATTGGAAAAAGCAAAATCTATTGGGGAATCGACCTTCAAACTGAAGGTAGTTATAGCGTCGCTACAACCAATCCATCCAGTAACGTAGTAACAATAACGGATTCATGGCAGAGAATATCAGGAACGGTAGTTGCCACTAGTGACGGTTATTCACGTCCTCGACTTGAACGAACTGATGGTAATATCAATACTCTGCAAATTGCCGGAATTAAGGTAGAAAAGGGTAACGTAGCTACTGATTGGTACCTTAATCCATCAGAAATTTTGACGAAAGGTGATTACGCAAAAATAAAAGCGGCTATTGTAGCGCTAGGGGGGACTTTATCATGAGTTTTGATTTAAGCGAATTTTTAACAGAGGGATTAATTAGCAGTATTAACAACGGGCTAATTCCATCGGACTTAGCAACTGTATACGCTGGCAATTATCTAGCAAAATCAATGATTACCCAAGCTCAGGTTACTCAGGTATCCGATGCAATTACAGCCTACAAGGCCGCACAGGCAGCAGCAGATAAAACAGCAGCGGATCAAGCACAATGAGGAGGCAGCCAATTGAATAAGCACAAGTTAAAGGCACTCATCTTAATGGTGGGCGCTATTTTTATGGCCTTTTTAATGGTCAGTGTTGCCAGTCAGGCTTCAACTAGTCGTGAACAGGGGGTTGATTGGTCTAAGTATAACGGTAATAGTGGGACATTCGGCTATAGCACTGATAAGTTTGTATTCTCACAGGCGGGTGGCTTCTATGGTGGTACTAATATCCCTCAGGCCACGTATAACAGCCAAGTTAAATTGGCTCAGCAGGCTGGTAAACGGGTGCATACCTATTTATGGGACGGTGTCGGTGGCAATATGACCAATGCCAAGGCTATGATGGCCTATTACTTGCCACGGATTAGGACGCCAAAGGGAAGCATTGTAGCGCTAGACTATGAGGACGGTGCTTCTAATAGTGTGACAGCTAACACTAATGTCATTCTAGCTCAAATGGCCCTCATTAAGGACGCTGGCTATACCCCTATGCTGTACTCTGGTAAAGCTTACCTCAACGCTCATGTTAACACTAGCGCCATTGTCAAAGCCTATGGTAGCTGTCTATGGTTAGCTGAATATCCGGACTACTTGGTTAGAACTAGCCCTGATTACAATTACTTCCCTAGCATGGACGGTGTGGCTATCTTCCAATTCACTAGCATGTATAAAGCAGGCGGATTAGACGGCAATGTCGATTTAACGGGCATTACTAAATCAGGCTACACGACTGCTAGCAAGAAACAAGCTCAAACCAACGTTAAGAAGGCTCAGGCAGCTAAGAAGGCCACCTTTAAGGTCGTTAAATACAACCAGCGAGGGGTGTTCTATCCTAATCGGACTCTGGCCGTACGATACACGGATAGCGACAAAGTTCGTCAAGTGGCTACCTATTACAAGGGTGAGAGTGTAACTTACAACGCGGTTATTATCGAACACAACTATGTATGGGCACGTTACACCCGTTCAAATGGCCTATACGGATTCATTAAGCTAGGCGTCACCAACGGGCCAGCCTACGGGAAGCGAGTTACTGGTCAGCTGGTTAGTCATACGTATTACACAGTCAAGTCCGGCGACAACTGGTGGACAATCGCACAACGCAACGGCCTGAGCATGACTACATTAGCTAGCCAGAATGGAAAGTCAATTTACACCACTATCTATCCTGGCCAGCGATTGGTGGTGCGGTAATGGCACAATACGACGATACAACCAAGTTATTAATGGATATTCAAAAGGATGTGGCCGCCACCAAAACGAAAGTTGAGAACATCGAAGAAAAGCTGAATCAAGTTGACGATATTGGCGACAAAGCGGACAAGGCGCTGGCCAAGTCCATCGAAGCTAGCCATCAAATTGACCGCGTTACAACTATTCAAAATTGGCTGATCGGTGTCTTGGTTAGTGGCGTGCTTGTCACGTTAGTTATTTATATCGCAGAAAAGTTCCTTTAGGAGGGAAAATAATGACAAAATTTTTAAATGTAATTCAGGCAACACTCAAAGCTAATTACAAGAAGCCTGCTTATTGGGCCCAGATTATCGGGTCCGTGTTGATTATTGGCTTAGCTGTCGCAACGGTCTTCTTTGGTGTTAAGATTGACGCTAATGCAGTTGTGTTAGTGATTACCGCCGTGGGGGCAATCCTAGCTTTTGTCGGGGCAATTACGGATAATTCTATTTTGGAAGATACCGGCAATACGATCAAGACCAAGTCGAGCACGTTAGCTTATACGGAACAAACGGTCGTGGAAGCTTTGGCAGAAGCTCAAGCTAAGATTGAAGCAGCTAACTCAGCAGCGGCTAGTCAAGCCGAAGCCCAAGCATCACAGGCAGTAGTGGCCGCGTATAGTAAAGCAGCTAGTGCGGCGGCAGTTGGTGACACGGTCACGGCTAGTTCAGCAGCCACTTTAGCGTCATCACTAGCGGCTAATTTGGATAGCAATGCGCAATCAGATGCCGAAACGACGTCAGAATCCGCCTCACAAGCGGGCGAAAAGTAG